AGAATCGAGAAATTTTTGAGGCTGCCCCGGGATTAAATTGTCAATCTTTGGAGTGGAATCAATTGTATAAACATATGACTAAATTTGGAACAACTAGATTTATTGCTGGTGATTATGGTAATTTTGATAAATCAATGTTGTCTTTATTCATCATGGAAGCGTATCGTTTAATTGAAGAACTCCATCGACTTAATGGTTGTTCAGAAGAACATATTAAGATAATACATGGTATTGCTTTAGACACAGCATTTAATTTTCAAAATTTCAATGGTGATATCATCCAATTTTTTGGATCTAATCCCTCGGGACATCCATTAACAGTTGTTATTAACTCCATTGTAAATGCTTTGTATATGAGATATGTGTATGCTAAGCTAAATCCAAAAGGATTTTTTCCAGAGGATTTCAAGAAGGATGTTATATTAATGACATATGGTGATGATAATTTCATGAATGTACGTCAAGGATGTGATTGGTTTAATCATACAGCTATACAGCAATGTTTAGCTGATTTTGGTATTAAGTACACTATGGCTGATAAAGAAGCTGAGTCTGTGCCATTTATAGATATAAAGGATGTCAGTTTTTTAAAAAGAACATTCCGCTTTGATGAAGATATGCAGTGTTTTTTAGCACCTTTAGAACATGATAGTTTAAACAAAATGTTAACAGTGCAAGTTAAATCTAAAACAATTAGTGCTGAGGCACAAGCTTTGAGCTCGATCCAAAGCGCAATACGTGAATATTTCTTTTATGGAAAGAAAGAATTCGAAAATAGGAGAGCGTTATTACAAATTATCATACAAGAGTCTGGTCTAGATAATTATATGATTGATAATATTATTGATGATGATGGAAACTTTATACAATGTAATATCGAACTCCCAACGTGGGAAGAGTTGAGAGATTCTTTCTTTTATAATTCAAGGCACATCCAATGATTGTGCCATAGGGCTATGTAACTATGTCCTTTAAGCCAAATGTTACATGTTATATGTAGTTACTGTATGTTTCAAATTATAAAACACTTACACGAAATTTAAGAATGGACTATAACATACACTTACCTGGGCGTTCCCCAAAATCTTTATTTAGAGATGGTTTCGGTTGGTGGCCAAAAAAGTGTTTAACTTTACGTATAAAATGAGTGTAATGCGTAATTTTAATAAAGCACTCGCACAACAAAATGAGAAAATAGATCTACAAAATGTAGACAATCATAATGTCACCCATTCGGGTGAAAATGAAAATGAGATAAAAATAAACACAACTTTTGCAGGAGAAGATCAGAGTACTACAATGAATTATACACCTATTACTGACCCTACTTTTGATGAGAATTATATTGAGGATTATGATATTCACAAATATTTGAATCGTCCAGTTCTCATTGGTACTTATACAATGACTCAAAATACCCCTTCCTCAGCAAATTTCAATGTTTGGCAATTGTATTTTAATACTCCACAAATTAAGAAAAAATTAGATAATTATTTTTTATTAAATTGTAATTTAAAATTAAAATTTGTGGTAAATGCAACACCATTCTTGTATGGTTCTATTCTAGCATCATATGAGCCTTTGCCCGCATTTTCTGCAGATAATGTCGGTGGTGTAGCTAATGCTAATGCGACAGTTTTGCGTTCACAACGACCACATCTTTGGATTTATCCGCAAAATAACCAAGGAGGAGAAATGTTATTACCCTTTTATTACTATCAAGAGTGGTTAGATGTGACATTACAGAATAATTTAGTTAATATGGGCAATCTTACCCTGGAAGATGTAGTTGCACTGAGATCTGCTTCTGGTGCAACAACACAAGTTGCGACAATACAAATTTATGCTTGGGCAGAAAATGTAAAGTTAGCTGGTCCTACCTATTCACTGGCATTACAAAATGATGAGTATGATATGAATGGCCCTATATCATCAACTGCCTCAGCAGTTGCAGCAACGACATGGTCTTTGAGAGATGTACCCTATGTTGGCAAATATTTTAAGGCAACTTCTATATTTACTAAGGGTCTCGGACGAGCAGCTTCTTTATTAGGATATACTAATACCCCTGTTATAGATCCAACACAACCTCTTTACATTCAAACTAATCCCACGTTTGCTTCTGCAGAAATTTCTTACCCAGAACATAAGCTGACATATGACCCTAAACAAGAATTGACAGTGGATCCACGTGTTGTTGGACTTAATGGTGTCGATGAAATGGATATAACTAATATAGTTCAACGAGAATCATATTTGACCCAATTTAATTGGAATCAAGCTGATCCTACTAATACTAACTTATTTACAACTCAAGTAGTACCGTGGATGAGGGCAGTAGATGGTGGTGTTCGATTATCCAACACACCTATGGCTCACTTAGCAGCACTCTTTGAATATTGGAGGGGAGATATCATTATTAGATTTCGTTTTATATGTTCACAGTTCCATCGTGGTCGTGTGCGCATAACATGGGATCCTAATGGTGATATAGTAAGTAACATAGATACAACCCCAACTTCTATCACGAATATAGTAGACATCAGTGAAACTACAGATGTTGAGATTAGAGTGCCATTTATGCAACCTACAAGGTATAATCGTATAACACAAAATTATACTACAGTTCCTTATTCTACTAGTACATTTTCACGTTCTGTGGGATTTGATAATGGTACTTTGAATGTG